AAGTGACGTTGCGCCTCGTGTGACCATTTTGCAAAAAGGGGCTTGACAAAACCGTGCAAGAACCGTACCATTGCGGACGCACACCCACAACAGGGATCAATGGCGCAACGCCCAAATCTTGCAGGCGTTATCACGACTGATGACGTTTCAACTAAAGGTACAGGTAATTTTAAGGCAGATTATGTAAACTGGGCTCGCATTGCAAATCTTCTACATCAGCACGCAGCTGAATGGGAGTTTCATCTGCGCCCTTCGCCCGAAGGACTTCATATTTGGCGTGCGCCAAATGATACGGGCTATGTCGTCGGATACTTTACAGGCCCTGATGGTCATTGCACGCCCGATTTTCCTCAAGCGGTGATGGACAACAGGAATGCTCCTGTTCTGTACGACAAGATTTCTGCACGCGATGTAACAGATACGCATCGTCGTTGTCTTTGTACTGCTGCCGCCTACAGCTTTGGGCTTGCCTATGAGCTTTGGGCGAAGGAAGAGGTCGAGAATCCTCACAGAGACGAGGCCACAAGCGGCTCTACGCCCCGTTCGCCCGGTCGCCCACCCTCTGCCGCCAAGGCATCCCCTGAGGCCACTGCAGCCGATCTGATCAGCAAGCTGGAAGAGCTGGGCATCACGCCCTATGGCAGTAAGACCTTTGCGGCGATTTGCGAGGTCGAAAAGCTTGATCAAATCCCTGCGGAAAAGATCAGCAAGCTTGCAAAAGCAATCGGCGCTGATCACGTGAAGATGTTCAATCAGGGCAAGAACAGCAAAGGCGCTCAAATTCTTCCCGCGCCCGTGAAAGATCAGATCAGCGGCCAGAGTTCGATTGATGAACTTGCGCAGGCTGCAGAAGATGCTTTCGGTGATGACTGAATTCCATCCCGCCCCATTCAATCACTTTTCACTTGAATTGAAAGATCCTTGGCCCGTTGTTGAGCGCCTGCGACTAGCACTGGTTGAAGCGCAGTATTACACACCAGGCGCGGAAAATACAACTGGGCTTGCTATTGACTCGCTTCTTGAACTTCTGCCTAACGAAGATGACTGAATCCACAGGAGTAACTTTGATTTCTCCGCCCGCCGAACTAATTCGGCAATGGTCCGCCGAATGGGATACAAACGGCGGCGCACATTGCGATGAAGTTCTTTACATCGCTGCTAAGGCGGCCGTGTGGGGCGTTAGAGCTGGCGTCGCGGGCGCCATCAAGGAAACATCAAGTGTTCACTGGCGTGTTGCCGGTGGCGATGAGGATGGCGTGCAACTTGTTCGTGTTAGCGATCTAGTCGCGTGGCTGCGCTTGTTTGACGAAAAATATGGGCCTGGATATGACAGCTTTGCACCCGTTCACTCCAATGGCTAATTTTCCAACTAGCGACACTCTTGGTCTTGACGTGGCGAAAGCCATTGGGCTATCAACAAAGGGGCTTGTTAATTTTAGTTTGCATTTCAAAGCGCAAGAGCTTGTGAAGTGCGAAGCTGAATATTTGGTCTGCGACGCAGACACAAGTGCTTTTGTTAAATCAATGCAGACCTACCAATTAGTACCAATCAATGACTGACGCCACGCCATACCGCGCCACCGCTGAGCAGTGGCAGTCACTTGAAAACGACGATTCCACCTTTCCTTACGAGGCTTGCATCCTTGAACTCCGCGCCAGGATCGAGGCCCTAGAAGCCGGCGCCGTCTGCCCGCACGTCGTCACCAGCGACGAAGGCACCAGCTATTGCGGGTTGGCTGAGCAGCAGGCCGCCGCATCGGCGCCACCGAAGCCCGCGCCTGCCGGGTCGCTGGTTGAGCGGGTGGCCATCGCCTGCGCCAAGCCATGCAACGAAACCTGGGACGATCAAGCCCGCGCCGCCCGCCGCCCCAAGCCTCCGAGCTTGGCGGAGGAGGCGTTGGCGCTGATCCGTCACGATCCGGCAAACCAGCCTTTTCTGAGCAAGAAAGGTATAGACACCCTCAGGCGCGCCCTGGAGCGCCTACAACAACTGGAGGACAGCAATGACTAACCAACAACACCCACTTACCCCACCGCCTGAGCTGGTGAAGCAGCTTGCGCGTTCAGGCGGATACCATGTCGCCCCTTCGTGGCTTGTTGACATTTTGACTGCCTCTTACCAGGCTGGCGCAGACCAGGAGTTGGAGGCGTGTTTAAGCGAGATGATCACTTGGGGTGCCGTCACTTCATACGGCGCATCCTTGGCAGACGACCTCCGCACCGCCCGCCGCCAGAAGCCGCCGAGTCTGGCGGAGGAGGCGCTTGAGGTAGCACGGATTGAGCTGACTCCAACCGGCAAGAACGGCGCCCTGATCATCAAGGCCCTAGAGCGCCTGAAGGAGCTGGAGGAACAACAGTGACCCAACCCCTAAGCCCAGCCGCTCAGGCGGTGCGACTTGCTGCCGAGCTACAAACCGATCTTGATTTTCGATACGCATCTAAAATAGCCGCCGCCGCGCTGTGTGCGCTGGCGGATCAGGTGGTGCCAGCCAACGGCAGCCGCAAGAACAATGAGATCCGCGCCGAAATCCTTGCCATCGCCGCCGAGCTGGAGGGTGGGCGATGACTGAAGACCTCTTTAACATGACTGACTCCATTAACTTAAACCTTGTTGATCAAGTTGTTTCTGTGATTCCTGCAGAAGCTTGGCCTGTTGTTAACACTGCATTGATTAATGCCATTGTTGATAACATGCCATCTGCTGTACTGGAGCAATTAACAAATGATCCATGTGGGTTTGATGAAGCTCAGCATATCCTTATTAACTACTACAGTAAAGATGGGTATGAACGTGAGTTAATCACTGACTCATTTAAGATCCTTGGAGATAGTTACGTTTGTAGCATCCTTGATTCTTTAGAACTCCACAAACATGTCATTCACAAAGGGACAGGTACCTCACTGCAATCAATGCAAGACGGGGAGGATGTTAGTCAAGGAATCTCGTAAGGTTGATTCATACATGCGACGCAGGCGCATGTGTGATCATTGTGGTTATAGAGATACCACATATGAAGTACCAATCGAATTCTTTGAACAAGCTAAAGCTAATCAACAAATTGTTGCAAAGCTAACCCAGCTTGTTACTGGTACTGCTACCCTGCAACCACTGCCACTTCAACAGGAGATCAAATGCATTAGATGTCATTTCAACAACAGAACATCATGTTCTTTTGAGTTACCTGAGTACAACACTCAGGATGCATTTGATTGTGTTCATTTCTCTCTGCCTTATGCCAACCAAAGCTAAGTTCAAATACAACATTGGTGATCGCGTAGCTGAACGCCCCAAGCTACGTGGTGTCTTTGCACGCACTCAAGAGACACGTGATCGCATTGCGCAGCATCGTAACCAACGCTATGGCACAGTAGTTGGTTTTGATTCCAAGCGCAATGTAGATGGTCGTACCATGCAGTTCTTACTTATTCAATGGGATCATTTGACATCACCAACAGCTCATGCTCAGATGCGTATCTGTCCTATTGATCAGTTACAAGAACTGACGAATCAAATTGTTGTGCCTGGAGAATGATCATGAATGTCAAGTTGATCTGGGTAACCCCCAACGCAGAAGAGCTGATTACTTATATGGCACGCGTCAGTGCCCCAAAGAATCAGGAGAATATGGAGACTGCTCCTAAGTTGTTGCGTTATTTAATTCAACACAAGCATTGGTCTCCCTATCAGATGGCTAACATGTGTGTTGAAATTAACACAACCCGTGCAATATCTGCACAGATTATTAGACATAGCTCATTTAGTTTTCAGGAGTTTAGTGCTCGCTATGCAGATGTCAGTGAACTAGGTTCTGCTGTCATCCCACACTTGCGTAGACAAGATCATAAGAACAGGCAAAATAGTATTGATGATCTAGATCCAGAGATGGTTGGTAGTTACTACCGACGCATCAGTCAACTCTTTGAAGATGCTGAACATCTCTATCGTGAGATGATAAGCACTGGTGTTGCCAAAGAGTGCGCCAGGAACATTCTGCCGATAGCATCTCAGACTAGAATCTATATGCAAGGATCTTTGCGTTCATGGATCCATTACTTACAGCTACGTTGTGACAACGGAACACAAGCAGAACACCGACAAATTGCAGAAGAAATCAAACGAATCTTCTGTCAACAATTCCCAATCATTGGAGAAGCTGCCTTCTCAGGAGAAGACAACACAACCATCTGAAGAACAACGCATTAGTCGTTTGTTTTTCTAGGAGGGTGTGACCTCACGGTGATCAAGCCGCAAGGTCATTCGTTTACTAGCCAGGGGAAGCAGCAGAAACCCTGACTCCCTCGGGACTGACGCTGCTCTTCTGCGTCCCACAACAGTCTACTTGACACGTTCTAAGCATGACGTTAAACTGCTCCACACCAATTCAGTACAGCACCATGAAACTTCTTAAGTTTTCTACTGGCAATGGCAAGCTCAAGAATCGTTTGATCTTCTCGTTGCCAGCGGGTTATGCATGCCCACATGCTGGTGTATGCAAGACCTTTGCAGATCGTGTCACAGGTAAGATCACTGACTTACCTCAGCACACTGGTACCACAGCAGATGAGTTCCGCTGCTTTGCTGCAATGGCAGAGACTAAGCCAAGCGTACGTGATGCACGTTGGCATAACTGGGATCTGCTGCGTAATACCATCCATCTCAATGGCAATCAGTCAATGCTGATGCGTGATCTGATTGACATGTCGTTGTTGATGGAACCAGAGAAGGAACTTGTACGCATCCATGAGAGTGGTGACTTCTGGATTGAAACCTACATGCGTGCATGGGCAATGGTTGCAGCACAGCGACCTAAGCAGAAGTTCTATGCCTATACCAAGTCTCTTGGCATGTGGTTGAACTTACGTGATCAGCTGCCATCTAACTTCTATCTCACTGCATCTTACGGTGGTACGCTTGACTATCTCTTGCCAAAGTATCCAGATGTGTTCAAGCGTATTGCTTATGTGGTATACACAGAAGATGAAGCTAAAGAGCGTGGTCTAGAGATTGACCATGACGACAGCCATTGCTTTGGCAACAAGCCGTTTGCACTCCTTGTGCATGGCAGCCAACGCGCTGGATCAGACGCCATGAAAGCTTTGTCTCAACGTAAGAAAGACAAGGGATTCGTTGGGTACGGTAAAACATTCCAAAAAGAATCCGTACCTATTAACGTCTTTGCTTAGACCCGCTACTATCAGTTAGTTATACCTAACTGATTAATGGCTTATCTGCTGGCATGTTGGAAGTCTGGTACACCATATGGTGTCCGGGCTTCCACTGATTCTTTTGAGTTGATTCCGTTAGACTCGGAAACAGCATTAGGAAAAGTCTTTAGTCATCCGTATCGCTCAGGTGCACAAAAGATTTTGTCCTGGATCCAGCAGAATGATCATGTCCTCAATCGTGAAGAACTCTCAATTCAAGATTGCGCCAGGTTCCAGCGATGAACGTTGGCTCATCTTTGATTTGGAATCGGATGGGTTGTATGACGTTGTATCCGTTATCCATTGCATTGTCATCTATGACATTGGAGCCAACCAAACTTTTACTTATGGGCCTGATTGCATTGCTGCTGCTCTTGATCATTTGGCAACCGCTGATGTTTTGATAGGGCACAACATCATCTTCTATGATCTGCCTGTTCTGCAAAAGTTGCATTCATTTGTCTGCAAAAGTCGGATTGTAGACACACTTATTTGCACTCGATTGATCTGGCCTAAGGAGGTACTCTATGACCTTGACACAGAACAATATCCGCAGGTTCCAGAAAAGAACCGTGGATCCGCATCACTTAAGGCTTGGGGATGGCGCTTGGCCAATCACAAGATCGACTTCAAAGACTTCAGTGAATACAGCCAAGAGATGTTGGACTACTGTGTCCAGGATGTTGTTGTCACCCTTAGCCTTTGGCAATTCATTGTCAAACAAAACTATCCGCAAGCAGCTTACAAACTTGAACACGACTTTGCTATTGCCATTAACAAACAAATTAGAGCAGGCATTCCTTTTGACGTTGATGCATCTCTTGATCTTGTGGATGGTCTTAGAACAAAACAAGAAGAACTCGAAGTTCATTTAAAAAAAATCTTTCCACCTATCAAACATGAGACTACCTTTATCCCCAAGGTTAACAACTCCACGAAGGGTTACGTTAAAGGCCAAGCTTTTACTAAAGTACATTGGGAGGAATTTAATCCTGGCTCTCGTGAGCAGATTGTACAAAGGCTACAAGCAAAGTACGGATGGACCCCTGAAACAACTACGGAAAAAGGTAATCCAATTCTTAATGACGATATACTTGCGGCACTTCCATACCCCGAGGCAATTCAGTTATCCGAATACATGTTGGTTAAGAAGCGTCTTGGCCAAATAGCAGATGGTCGTAACGCATGGCTCAAGCTTGTTAACAATGACACTGGTCGTATGCATGGTGATCTAGTAACCAATGGTTGCATCACAGGTCGTTGTGCTCACCGCAACCCAAACATGGGTCAAGTACCAGCAAGCTATTCACCTTATGGTCATGAGTGCCGTAGTTTGTTCCATGCCCCGCAAGGTTGGGATCTTATTGGTATTGATGCCAAAGCATTGGAGCTGCGTTGTTTAGCTGGTTATCTTGCCCTCTGGGATGATGGTGAGTATGCATCAATGGTTATTAATCCAGAAGTAGATATCCATAGCTATAACCAAGAGCAATTTGGTGTAGCAACCAGGGACATAAGCAAGCGTCTTTTATATGGGCTTCTATACGGGTGTGGTGCAATTAAAGCAGGTACTATCATCAATGCAGAAGAGAAAGATCCTGAGGTACTTGCAACTTTAGGGCGTAATGCTATCGATGGTTTTATGCGTGGTGTACCAGCACTGAAAAAGCTTAAACAAAAGATTGAAGAGACTATTGGAACTCGTGGTTATCTTATTGGTCTTGATGGTCGCACTCTACATTGTCGTTCCGCTTTTAAAGGATTGAATGTTTTGTTGCAATCCAGTGGTGCAATCATCATGAAACAAGTTGTAATTAATATGCACAACAACATTGAACAAAACCTGGCTTTACCACATGGTCAGGAGTGGGAACAAATGCTTATGATCCATGACGAAGTCCAGTTGGCATGCAAGCCTGAGCACACAGAACACATCCGTGAACAAGCATTGCAAGCCTTCCCCCAAGCAGGTGCGTTCTTTGGATTTAAATGTACAATTGAAGGCGACTCCCGCGTTGGCAAGACGTGGGCTGATACACATTAACCATGTACTTACTTGTAAAATTACTTAACGAATTACTTACTCTTGGTGTTTATTCAACATTGATTAAATGTGCATTTGACTTTACTTGGTATCAAGGATTTGCTCTTGGTTATTTGTTTTGGATTTTACGTGATGCCTGTAAAAATCCCAACAAATAATTATTCGTCCCAGGTATGACGTTAAACTGCCTTAACACCTTGCATCTGTACTCATGAACTTTGCTTCTGTCTGCGCTCAAACTAACGAAACTCCACGGGAAGTATTTATTAGTGCAACAGCTACAGCTATCCGTTGTTCTGTAACACTGCCTCCTGTTGGCAAGAAAGCTCCTACTGTACTTGAACTCAATGTATATGGAAAGAACGCAGAGCGTTTTGTCCAGGCACCCAAAGGATCCCTCATCTACATTCACGGCGCCAAGTTACGTCACGATCTTGACACCAAAACGTTTTCGTTACATGGAGGAATTATTGCTCCGGTTACGGAACAATTCCCGATCTTTAATACAATCATCTTGAGTGGTCGTTGTATTAAAGACATTGACCACGATGACGCACGTGCATTTCGTACAACACCAGATGGTTTGATGATTTGCAATCAAACACTATCTGTTAGCACTGGTCGCAATCAAGCTGATCTCTTCAACTTCTTTGCGATGAACAATGCACAGGACAAACTTAACAATGCCGAATTGTTAGTTAACTTCACACGCAAGGGAACTGGTCTAACCATTAACGGTCGCCTTGTAACAGATACATGGATTGACCGTGAAACAAAAGAAAAGAAATCTCAGACCAAGATCCAGCTGGTTAATATGACCTTGGCTCCCAAGGGATCTGTTGAACCGCAGCCAATTACACCGCAAACCACCGTTGCCTCCACTGAGAATGTTGCCACGCTTTGGGGTGGCCGCACTGCTGACGAAACTCCTGATCCCTGGAACAAAGCCTCAGGTGGTGGTCTGCCTGATCTCCCTGGACACTATGGCCCTGCTCCAACTGAAATCGATGAAGAGGTTCCGTTCTGATGTCTGATCACACTCCTGTCAAGCCACTGAAAAGTGAGTTTTGTTTTCTACATGAAGACTCAGATGGTACTGAAACCATTGTTAAGTTTGACCAGGTTTTTACCGACAAGATCATTGAGAACTTCATTCAGTTCTTAAGGGGTTGCGGTCACCATGACATTTGTATTTACACTGCATTGCAATTTTTTGCAGAAGAATACTTTCAATCCATGGAGTCTATGGATCTTGTAGAGATCCATGAAGATAACAAAGAAATGTTAAAAGACCTTAGAAAGAAAAAGAAGAAGGGAGTTAAGCAAGAAGCTGATGACTTAAACTGATGGCCCGTCCTGGGATGACGTTAAACTCATCCACTAACCCACTCGGAACTGACCATGACTTCAACTCCGATTGACATCTTGAGTGATTCCTGGATGGATGAAATCCAACCTGAAACAACTCCTGCACCCCTCCCTGCTTCTACCAACAAAATGACCATGAAGAAAACCTCTTCCCTTGCCAAGCGTGACATTGCTTCTTTCCAAATTTTCCAATCTAAGGAATTTGTTTCTGGGTACCAGAACCTCGTCACAATTCAACCTCTCAACAAGTCCAAGACACGAGGTTGGTTCGTGCGGAAGTCAGACTTGGACACTTGCGGATGGAGTGCCACTGAAAGTGACTTTGCTACAGGTTCAGTTATCTGGAACTACAAGCAAACTTTTGGCATGGCTCCCAACACTTCAGTGGAAGAAGGACTCAATTTTACTGAGCCTCGTATTCAAATCCTTCTACGTTCTCCCCTCATGGTTGAGGAAACCACAGGGATGAGGCAAACGATTGGTACGTTTGATAACCCTGAGGTTAAGGAATTGTTTGAAGCCGATAAGGTTGCATCTGATCTTGCCGGCAGCAAAGGTGAGCTGTACAAGCGCAAGTACAGTGTGCGGACCAAATACCTGATCTACCTGCTGACCAAAGACAACAAGCGTGCCCATAATATTCCTATGGTGCTGACGCTGAAAGGTCTTAATGGTACAGATGTATCTGATAAGGTACGTATCTATGAGCGTGAGATGTCTAAGTGTCTGAGCAAAGCTCTGGATACTGAGATTCCTCTGAGCTTCAATGAGAAGTTCTATGCCACTACAGTGTTCTCTCCTGTGTTGGCTAATGAGATGCGTGGTGCTAACAACGTAGAGATCTGCGCTGTTGAATCATTTGACATTCCTGATTACAGCACACAAGAAGATGCGATTGAATCTTTGAATCGTTTGTCGATTCCAGATGAAGATCGTGAATCAACTTGGAAGTACCAGGAACTGTTCTTTGATTACATCAACATCCATGCCAAGCAGGATGCACAGAAACTGGGTGGTGCCTATGGTATGAAAGATGGTGTAGAAGTATTGCCTGCTTCTCGTACCACAGATGCCATTGAGGTTAAGGCATTGCCTTCTCGTAACCCCATCACTGGTGAGGATTCTGATCTGAGCTAACACTAACAGAAGGATTAGCTAGGTCATTCGGATTGATAATCACTTGATTAAAGATCCGAATGTCCTTTACTAAACCTTTAATAATTCCTTGACGTTGAGTGGCAATCCTCGCCAAGAGGGTTGCCATCTCTTTTAGTTCACTAACGGAATTACATTCAGCAATGGAGCGTTTGATCTTTTCTTCCCAGAACTTATCATCAATTGATGGTTCAATTTCAAACGCATGCAATGGAGTGTACTCAAGTTCTTGTGTAGATTCTTCCATTGTTTATGTAATTGTTAGTGACATTCTACTCAAAAACAATCAGAGATTCAAAATGAAACCTGAAGAAAAAGCTGCATTACAGACAGGTGCCATTGCTGCTGGGCTAGGAAGCCTAGTAGCTCTGGTCGTAAGCAGCCCCATTACCTGGGGTGTGCTGGCCTACGGCACCTATCGAATCAGTCGTCAGGCGTACCAGCGGACCAAGTACCGTGGTAAGCTGAAGCCTATCCCTGAGGAAGACACCTGGGGGATCTGATTCCAACTCAACTCAAACCACAACACACTATTAGCCATGACAACTGCTCAACTTACAGAACTCAATGAAGGTCAGAAACTTATCTACACACGCACGAATATTGGCCGTGCGTTCCATGGGTTTGATGACACCGAGATTGCTGGCATTTATTTGCGAGATGATGATTGTTGCGTGGTGCGCCGCGATGGTAGCCAGCAGACTTACAACAGGGAACTGATAAGAAAAGCTTATATATGCCACAAGGGTAGGCTTAAGGATTTCTTTTCATATTTAGGTCCTAACTATAGGGGTCCTAGCATATGGCGTAACAACGCCTATGTTCTCTTCAAAGGATGGAACTATGTCCATGCACTCGGACACACAACACCTAACGCAAAGTTACAAAACCACTGGGCAGACAAATTTATACACCTATCAGATCAACACAAACTCACAACCCTCCTTCAATCTGACCAAACAGACCTGGGGCATCTGGTTGCGCCGGACGGGTTGCGGTCTACAGATCGGCCCATTGATCTGGACTCTGAGTTGGTGGAAGACGAGAGTACCCTTCCGACATGTGAACCTTGGTGTTCATGCGGGTCCTTTCAGCGTCAGCTCCACAATCTTCCTCTGCTCAGACAAGAAGCAGAAGGAATCATGCCCTGGTGCATCCACCTGAGTTGGTTTATTAAGTACAGGCAACTGCTATGCAAGCGCACAGAGGTACGTAATGCAGCACCATCTGGTACACCAGATAAATGCGTGGCTTGGTTTTATGCTCCACCGGTAGATGCAACCAGTGACGGTAAGTTTGTATTGCTGCATACCAAGCATGGGTCACAAGCACCGCTAACCCACTGGCGTACCTACAAGAAAGATGAAGTCTTTACGCAAGCTGATGCATGGACTTTGTTTGACAGTATGCTAGATGCTGGTTATGTGCCATACCCTGGCACTTCTCTGCCACAACTTAAGACTGCACTCAAGAAACAATGACACCAACTCAACGTTATGATCTGGACATTCCAGAAGACACCCATTGGGCACTTGTTAAGTTAGCTGCAGAACTTAAGATGCATCATGAAGACTATGCACAAAACATTCTGATTGGTCATGTCGAACACGAATTGGATCGACAAGCTGCAGCTAACAACGATTGAAGAACCTGATGGGTCTTTGACAATTCAGATTGACTGGGATCCAGAAGATCCGGAGTTAGCTCTTTGGACTTCATGGGGTGAGGAAAAACAAAAACAACTTTTCCTCGATGCTTTAACCAAAACTCTTGACAAGGAAATTGACAATGACTATTGATCAGTATGGCTTGAATGATCCAGAGTATACCAAGCTGTTCCTTAAGAATGCAGATCAACTAATTGATCTGTACTATAGGTTTAGCAATAAGCTAACGGCTGGTTACCAAATGGGTGTGCCAGAGGATGTTAAGCGTCAGCTCTTTGATGATGTTGTTTACAGAACCAATGACTGCGCTCGTGAGAAACATAAAAAAGAACATCCTGAAAGCATTGAACTATATGTAAGTAATACAGAGTTGAAGAAAGAGATTGATTCTCTTAAAACAATTCTTCTTAATTTAGTTGAAGTATTGATTGCAGCCGAAGAAAATAAACCGATGGAATAATAGTGCGTCCTGGTCATGACGTTAAACTGACCACAACCCATCTCAATTAAATCAAGTTCATGTTTGAATCCATCCTTGGTGCCATTGCTCCAGTGCTTAAAGATTTGCTGTGGGCTGCAGCTGGTATGCTGCTGTCCTACTGCATCAACAAACTCCAAGCTCACTTCAACCTCATCTGAGTCATGACACAAATTACTTCAACAAAACTCAATACGCTAAACATCATTCAGCTCTATGAGCACTATGCTGCTCTGGAACGCTCTCTTCCTTTGCTCACTCCTCAGTCCCAGGAGATGGCAAAAGCAGAGCTGGAAATTTGTGCTAACCTCCGATCAGAAAAGATTGATCGCATCCATTACGCAATGGCATCCCATGAAGATGCTATTGAACGCATCAAGAAAGAATCAGAGATGATTGCGGATTCCAAGCGCCATCACGAATCTCAAATCAAGTCTCTCAAGGGATTGCTAAGCTGGTTACGTCGCGCTCTGCCCAACGACTCCAATAAAATTACAGGGCGCAACTATCAGTTCACCTTAGTCAAGAAGAAGGAGTTAACCGTTGAAGTCACGTCGGACCCTAACCTTTGGGACACTGAACAAAAATCTAAATTCTGCATCGAACAAGAAACAACCACAACTAGAAGAACCGTGGTACGTTCAATATCAGGAGAAGTCCTATCCGACAGGACAGAACCTAAAACCAAACTTGAAATCCTCCCTAACGTCGATGCAATCCGTAACGCCTACCAAACCGGGCAACAACTACCACAAGGAGTCAAAGTTGCACAAGAATATTCCATCCGTACACGACGACTTTTCTCCAACCGGTTGGAAATGGATGCATCCGAATATGCAGGAGAACTTCTACCAGAAGCTTGAACCTCCTGTTGACATCGAAGATGCACGCATCAAGATGGCATGTCATAACCACAGCGTAGAAGACTTTGATCTACAGCTGGAAATGAATGCTCTTGAGATGGGTATGCTATGCGATGGTGCTGAGCCCCTCCCTTACCAACAAGATAAAGCAGAGGATCTTGAACAAAAGAAACTTAAGCTTCTTCTTGGTAAACGTTTTCATCAGAACGCAGCACGGTGTTACTGGTACTGGATTGCTAAGTCTGAAAAATAACTTCACATACAATTGAATAATACATAGAGGTGTACCATGGCTGATGAAAACCTGATCCGTTTATTGGCAGGGTTCACCAGTGATGGTACACCCCTTTCTGCAACGATTGGTTCCAAGATGGAGCATGGTGTTGTCATCTTGACAGCTGCCATGTTAAGCAATGAAAACCTTGCTGCATCTATGGATGCAGAAGAGATGGTTGATGCTGCTGTTACTTACTACAATCTCATTCAAAAACGACTTGGTTACTACCAGGAATGTCAAGCACATTCTTTAGAGCGTCTCCTAAACAGCTAATTACTGCTATGGTAAGAGGGTCTTAAATCCTAGCGATGGATCCAATTCCTGTACCAAAGCTTACCGTCTCCTTTGCTGTTGAGGTAGACATTGAATACAACTCGTTTGGTGGTCGTACCAAACAAGACATTGCTATTGCTCTAGCAGATGATGTCGAAAACCTTATCTATGAGGTAACACCAGACATCAAAGCTGTTTTTGTTTCTATTACTGGAATTGATTCCGATGACAACTGATCTTAAAACAAAACTTAATACTGCTGGTGCTTTTGATACCCCCTGGCTTAAGGAGCAACTCCTTAGGTGGGACGCAAAGGCCGAGCAACGCAAGGCAGACTTCACCGAGCACATGTACCGCTGCAGTAACAGGACAGACCCCGCTCACCCCATGCACAGCCTCTACACAGGCCTCTGGCATGACTTCTGCATCCGTGAAGCAGGGCCCATCATGCGTGATAGGTTCTTTGAAATGATGGAAGCCATTGACCTTTATGAGCAAGGTCTGCTGACACCAGAGCTTGCTTCTTAAGGTTTCTTTCTTGCACATCTTGTTAGGACGGGCCACCATAGTGGAACGTCCTTCCTACTTATGGAATCTACTGAACACAGCTGGACTGAAAACGCACCCATGGATGCGATTAAAGACTGGCAAATCTGGTACAAACAACACCGCGTTGTTGCTGAAATGGATGAGCCCCTGGTAACAAAAGACTCACGCGAAAAACTTCATGACACCACTAATGCAACTAATTCTCAATTAGAGGATTGGCGTTCCAGCCTTGGTCATCAGGATGGTTATTTCAAGCTAGCTGTTGAGCACTTTAGTGATACGTTAGCTGAGTTTGCTAATGAACTTACTGCTGCTCAAATGTATGAAGCTTTCTTGTATGCTGCAATGGATTCAGTAAAACAAATAAAACAAGACTATGAGAATGCTCAAGAACTTGTTGATCTGATTAAAGGAGAAAAAAACAATGACAAATAAACCTGTAATTATGAACCCTATTCCTTACCCAGAATGGGTTTGTCATACCTGTGGTATGGACTTTGGTGGCTGGTATAAAAAAGGTGTGTACACTGGACCGACACATCACTGCTCAACACACCACATGGGTACATGTGGTGTTTGCGGTGCAACAGATGTAAGTGTCACAGAGCCCAGGGACTATGGTCACCTGCGTAAGGACTGGCGACATGCTGCCTATGAAGCTAAGAAAAAATCAACCCCCAGCAGCAAGGCTGAATAAAACTGTTGCATTGGTACCACCTGCTTCTGATACAAAGACAGGTTGAACGTATTTAACCGGGTGGTTTGCTACGTTGTAATGGGTGGTGCCATTTGCAGTAATAGTTTGGTTTGCAATAACCTTAGACCAATTGGTGCCATCAATTGAACCATTTAGTGCCACAACAACGTTGGTATCAACTGTTGCAACGGTAACAAACAATACATAGTTCTTGGTTACAAGCTTAGGCGGTAGTTGTACTACAGTCGATACACCAGATGCAGGTGCAGTTAAAACTGGATAGTTAATGAATAGATTTTCTTCTTGGTTAGCCATAACACCATTGGTTTTTACTCATTCTAATTGAATGATTTCCTTGCATTACTTCAGTGATAAACTGGTATTAGTGCAAGAAATCTATGTATACCCCTGCCCCTCAAGCGCCTGCTCAGCCTGAACTTACTGTTGTTCAACAGTTGCCGCAAGAGCAAGCAAAGCCCAAGGCTCCTGCTAAATCCAAAGGGACTGATGTTGGATCCTTCATCCAGCAGTGTATTTCTCTGTGCTCGTATCTAAAGGATCTTGAGACCCAGAGTCACTTAATCCATTTAAACTACGAGGGTGCAAACTTTCTTGGGGTGCATGCCTTCCTTAAAGAGCAGTATGAAGCGCACCTAGAGCAGTTTGATACCCTTGCTGAGTTTGTACGCAGCATGGATTACCTGATGCCAATGTGTGGTTGTGGTTTGGCTGATGCTTCTCCAGGGCTCCAAAAAGTAACTAGCTATAAAGGTAATGATCAGCTAGCGGTGTACTACAAGAATCTTGAAGAGTTAGCTAATAAAGCTAAGAAGTTAGAACCTATTGCTGCCAAGGTAGGTGCTATTGATATCCAAAACTACATGGCAGATCTTGTTGGTCAAGCTTTTAAAGCCGCTTGGTTTGTTAAAGCTACCTTGAGGAATGGGTGATGAATTTATTCCAGAAACTATTAAATACATATAGACGTGCTGATAAATCTTTGGGTGGCTGGTTGCCAGGTGGTGGAACTGCTAATCCTTTAAGCAGAACAGTTTCTAGTATTAATCCTCAAGATGCACTTGGTTATTTGGTAACAACAACAGCTCAACCTGTTCAATCAAGAATAAAGAGAGAAGTCCAAAACATTGCTAACTCAGGTAGCTGGGGAACAACGCTTAGAGAAGTGCCAAGACTAATGTCTGCGGCAACTAAACAAATGAATCGACTTGGTCTTCCTGGTGTTTGGTCTACAGATTTTGCAAACACAACACCAAAAAATTTAGGACAAGGAACGCTTCCTGCTGGAGTTCGAGTTGATGCAACTGGTGCTTATAATATGTTCTCAAGTATGGGTCCGCATTATGACATTGAAGGTAAAGTTGTAAGTACAGGTCCAAGGACTCCTTCGTGGATTGTTGCACATGAATTAGGACATGCTGTTGACGTAGCAAGACGACCGCAAAATTTTGCATTTATTAACAACCCAGATATTTTTAAATCAGTTATAAAAAATGAACCTTTACGACAAGCATCGCCAGGTGCATTGGTAGTTGGAGCAGGTACACTTAAAGATTCAAATCAAGATCAATCATTATTAAGTGCAGGCATCGAAGGTGCTTTAGCTGGACTTGGCGCTGGCCAGCACATATTAAATGCAGAAATACAAGCCGATCGTCATGGCATGCCAATAGCAAGAAGAGCAGGTGTTCAATGGAATCACCCACAGAATCTATGGGCTAAAGGAAGTTATGTTTCAACTTTTGCATACCCAGGATTTGCTCAAGGAGTTATAGGTGAATTAGGAAACCGTGCTGTTAATACAATAGGTGGGTTATTTAATGCAGCAACCAGGGCTTTAAAAGGACCTGGTCTTTCGGAAACAGAACAAGCCTTAACAAAATACGGATACAATCCACTAGAATATAAAATGGAACCAAACAACAATGAAGTAAGACTAAACAGACGAAGCAGACAAGAACAAGCCTTGTATGATTTTATAAGTAATCCAGAACAAAAGATTCAAAAAGGATATTGATTTACTGAATAACTACAGAGGAATAAGTGATGGCTGAACCTTATAATTTTTCTTCTCCAGAGAAAATTCGATTGCAGATGGCGTATGAACGCGCCATTAGGCGGGGAGAAAATCCTGAGCCATATCTAAGGCAGCTTAAACAATTTGTACAAAATAATCCTATCTATCCTACTCGACCGAATAGGATCGATGTTTTTCCTAGACCTGACGGAGAAAAAATTGATTGGGTAAGGCACAGCGGACCAGCAAGCGACCTTCCTGAAACAGATTGGAATAAACTGTACCCAAGAGACGTACGGCCTGCAACAAAAGAATTTGATTTCACAAGAAGTGCTTCTGAGCATTTTCCAACTCAAGAATCTTTAAGCGTTGGCGAGCGTTCAAATAGATTTATCAATCAATACTTTGGAGGACAAGATCCTGGACAGGTGATCAATCCAGCTACACTTCGTCCTTACGGTAATGAGTTGCGGATTCATGATGCAATGCATGACTTCGCTAACGTGGGGAATACCTTAAGAGATGAAGAGTTAATTACGATTGCTGAAAAAGTAGGGACTGCTCCTTTAGGATCTCGTGACATCAATTTAAGAGGCTTAACGCAACAGCCTTTTGGGGGAGGTTTCTCTCCAGGCTGGCTTCATGAAGAATCGCTTGGAGATGTAAGAAATAATACTCGCCTAGGCGGTCCAACACTTGTTCAGCAACGCGGTGCTTCTCGAGGAAGTTCTTTGTTCCGTGACAACAACAGGGTCACTTCGTTTCTAAGTCCTCCTATTAGCCGCGATGAATTCAATACTATGGTGCAGCGTGGGCAGGAATTCTACGATCAAGTTCATGGAAACTTTTCTGGATTCCGCAACGCAGACTTCTTCCTTAAGGGATCGGAAGTACTGACCGCTCCTGCTGTGACACAGCAAATACAAGGTGGTTACAACACTGGCGGCATGCCCTATGGCAATTATCTTTCTCGAATGAATGCACCTCTAGTTCCTACTGTTGACCCGGAAAAGTGGCAACAGGCTTTAGAGGCTCAGCTTAAACCTGGAGGAGAAAGGTTAACTAAAGCTTTGGAAAAAGAACAGGAAGTATACAGATCTCCAGAAGAAGTTGAAAGGAGAAGGTCATCTGAACAATGGGAAGATAGGGCAGCCGCTCTGCGGTTCCAAGAACAGAATAGAAATCGCCCTGTTGCCGATTTAAGAGAAGTTGTTCCTGCTGGAATTGACGTTGATAGCTTAGAATTTCAGAGAGATGCACGTGTCTTCAATGCATTGATGGATAAAGCAAGAGAAGGCGGATTGCAGAGCAGAACCACATTTGCAATTATGAGAGATACTCTTGGTGAAAAACCTAGTTACGATAAAAATGCTGTATTGCGACTTAATAATGCGGTGGAAGGTTTGACATGGGACAATAAGTGGGACGTATCGAGAGGAGGTGATGGGCCAACCAGCGAGAAAGCATTGGCTGCACTTAGAGAAGCAGTCGATCAGTCTAGAAATTTGCACGGAAGCGGACCAACGGCTGCTGCAGGTCAGGGGTTTTTAAATCCTGCTAATCTTGGAAGCAGTGTTAGAAACCTGTCCCAGAGTGGTAAGGCTGTTTTTGAAGGTGCTGGCTTAGATCCACAAGAGCTTCTGCTGAGCACTGCCGCAGCGGCAAAACAGCTGCAAGGTTATGAGAAGGAGTTACCGCTGGTCAGAGGTGCTATCAAAGCAGGGTTTAATGCGACAGCTGATCTTACTGGATCTATCCCATTGTTTGATCCTAAGTTCAGGGAAGCTGTTGAAAAAGGTGACGTGGGAGCAGCAGCTAGACAAGTTGGAACTGAGTATGCAACAGGAGCTGTTGCTGCTCCTGTAGTTGGCTTAGGAGTAGGTGCATTAAATCAAGTTGCACCAAGGGTTGCTCAAACTGTTGTAAGAGGGCTTGGTGTTGCACGTACCGCAAATCCAATTGCGGTTGTTTCACAATTGGGTGGTTCTGCCAAAATTGATCCTAAAGCTGATCAAAAAGCTATTCAAAGTCAATTTGCACGTGCTGAAGCAGCACGTAGACGAGGAGGTAGATGGAGATTTCCAACACCTTTTGGTAATATAACAATCCCTGAGCTAGGCATTTCTGAAGCTGGTGGTTTATTTTTTAGGTAACTACAATGGCTAAATCTAAAAACAAAAAGAAGAAAGGTGCAACTGCAAAGCAAAATGCTAAGCAGAATGCTGGTAATGCAACTGCAAAAAAAGCTAAGAATGGGGGAAAGAAGAAGTAATGGATTTATTTCAACAGTTTTTAAATAAAGTTGGTCGTGGTTACGGTCAATTAGATAAGAATGTATTTGGCGGTTTGCTTCCAGGAGGTGCAGCATCTTTGGCAAGTCCCGTTAAACAACAGATTCAAAAAACGTTTAGTCCTGCAAATATTAGAGATGTTGCTTTAATTCCTGTATTAGATAAAGGGCTGTCTACTGGCGCAATTCCTCCTGTTGCTGGAATGTATGCACGGTTTTTAACAGGAACAGCTAAACCGCTTACTGAATTACCGCCTGCTTTACAACCTGAAATTCCTGCCGCTTATGCAAGCGCAACAGCTACAAAACAAATATTAAATCCGGAATGGGATACAGCACTTCAGAAAAAAATAAACGAAAAACTAACTCTGGTTAAAGATCCTTTCATTGCGCGTATGTTTGCTATAAATGATTTAGAGTCAGCTAATATTCCACGTTATATTTCATCTCAACAAGTAATAGACCGTAAAGGAAATATTCCAATTGGTTATAACGATTACCCAGATAATTCAATATTGGCAGAATCCTTGGGACGTTTTTGGGTTAATCCAAAAACTAAAGAAGTAAAAGATCGTTATGATTTTAATTACTACACTCCCGAATTGACGGATCCCGGTTTAAGAAATCCGCTTGTAGGCTTGCAAATGCTAACAGAAGGAAATCCTCGGGGTGCTATTGCTATATCAGATGCCTTGGGTTTTATCAAGCCCGGTTATGGTTATGAGATTAAAGCTCCTTTGAGGTGAAATGTGCAAGCCTGTGGCAATTAGCGCATAGTGGGGTGCATTTACTGATTTCATTTTGGATGCGGCACCAGCTGTATCCTTTGTTAATCATTGTTGATACGTTGTGGTCTTTGGCTCCAAGGTGGTGGAACTCTATGACGCGATGATCCGTAAGCCCACAGCTTGTACACTTAAGACTTTGTTTATATTCCTGTAAGCGTTGACGGTTTAATAAGATGGTTTCTTTGTTATTTTTCCAACTCATCCATACAACTATTTGCTGCTTAAAGTATAGCTAAAAGCTGGATATCCGATTTGAACGGATGGCCTGAGATTTACAAAATCCCTGCTCTACCACTGAGCTAATCCAGCACATCGGAATGGTAGGATTTGAACCTACGGCGAATTCTCTGCGTTACAAAGGCAGTGCTTCAATTTAAAGCTTGTAGGGCAGTATCGGAACGCTCAGATTTGAACTGAGATTATTCCGTCTCCCAAAGGCGGTGCCATGACCAAGTTAGGCGACGTTCCGAAACTGCTTACGTACTCTAACACTTTTTCTTCAATTAGACTACGATGTCTTGAGTGCCAAATGCGGTGGTGATTTGGGCATAAAGGTATTAAGTTTAACGGGCTGTACTTAAATAGCCTACAGCACCCAGGGGGGATTTGAACCCCCATCGCCATATCCACTGAAAGCATTGCGTCCAATACCCAGGCTGGTGGCCGCACTATCCAATTGTTTCGGACTGGGTGGATCTGTACGGTTCCGTAAGTTCACAGTTCTCGTCAATTATGCCAGCATCTTGCAAGAACTTCTTACATGCCTCAGGATCTTTAAGCATTTTATCCAACCATGGTTGGAGTTTTTCGTGAGTTAATCTTTCTATCTTGTACATAATTATGGGCGACAGTATCCACCTACGATCACCTTAGCAGTGCGTTTACGTTGTGGCTTAGGGGACTGTTCGTTTAATACAACGTTCCTTGTTGTACCCAAATAGTTGCCTGGGGAACCACCCCAGGACTTGCGCCTTATCTGCTGCAGCAGAGTTTGGCTGGTGTGAGTCCATCTCTCACGTGGTCTGGTTGTCAATCCCCCTACAGACATCGGGAACCCTCCAAGCGGGAGGATAACGCTGTTCCAGATTCATGGGGAACATTGCCACGGCCACCAACTTTGCTGGTTAAGGGTGGTGGTGCGCTCCACCCAAGGGAATCATACACCAGATTGAGGGGTCGTGCCGGAATCAAACCGACTTTCTGTGTAGCTTGTCGCCCTGTCCTTATCAATGGACTACCGACCCAGTGACCCCCAGGTTTGAGCATTGTTAAGAGGCTTAGGGGGTGTTAGATCATTTTACACACTCTGGCCGATCAGACCCCAGGGTTGCGGATCCGTCGCGCTTGCCGAATCGGTCCCCGGCGCACCAGTGGATCAAACTGGCAGGAGAGGCCACCCCCTGGCCTGGAAACCCAGGACTTCGTACGCAACCAGGAAAGGCACCCCGCACCAATGACGGACCTCAGAACTGGCCGCACCCTACCGACAGAGCAGTAGAGGTGGTTGATGGATCAAGTGTACCGCCTTCTAGGCTATGTGCCTAACGCGCACAGGGACCTGACCGCTATCGTTTAGAAGTATAGCTGATCAAATGTTTTCTAGTACCAAGCGTTTGCCACGGAACTTGGCACGGGCTGTTTTGTTTTTGGTATCAACAGCAGTGACAACAGCAATCTGAGGTTGGCTACCATTAGTGTAAAGAAGAAAATCACCTTTCTTTACGGCATCAGGTTGACAGACATAGTGTGTGTCTTTGCCATTAAGGCTGGCGGAAAAAGTGTAAGGCAATACTTCTTCCACATCTTTGGGGCTTAAAACATGGATTTCTCCAGTGCCTTTTTCTTCTATAAGGTAATTATTGCTGGAGTTGGTGCCAATGTGGTTGCCATATGCAACACTGCCGTCTTCTTTTTTAAAAGAGTAAAGAGTTTTAGTTTCAGCCATGGGTTCTTCAGGTGATTCGTCGTAGATTACAAGGTCATAATCATAAGCATACGTTTTGTTTTTGTTGTGAAGAAATTCGCAATACCATTTGTCGCCCCATTCTTTACGAAGGATGCGCATAGGTTTGCTGCCATATCTTTTCTTAACAATGTCTCCAACGTTAAAGGTTTTTGCCATTAGACATTCTGAGTTTTAAGACTATGCACAGCATAGCAAAAACTTTAGCTGTTAATGATTTGTTTATTTTTTCTTTGCTGTCTTAGCTGAGTCTTTAAATGCTTTGGCAGTAGGTGCTCCCTTATCACCAGGCTTGCGCATCTTTTCACCGCTACCTGCAGCAATGCGTTCACGCTTGGCGTTGATGTTCGCATAAAGACCAGGCTTCTTCTTCTCTGCCATCTTCTAATAACCGTTTGCGTTCTTCTAGTATTTTAGCGTACTTACATGGCTTAGCACTCCTGGCCCAATTAGGGCCAGGATTTGGAATCATTGTTTCTAGTTTCCAGAAGTAATCTTGGAGACGTTGTTCTTCTGTGATACGTGCCACTAGCTCAGGGTTGTTGGTGTGTCCTTGGTTTGACTGAACCGCTGCATGAATTCATCCATGTGCTCCAGGGAATCCAGGCGGCACAGAACGTCAGTGAGGCTGCTGATGGTAATGGGATGTTCGGTGCGGGCGGCAAAGGCTAGCGCATCACGCAGGTGGCCGGCAGCAGCATCAACAGATTCTTTGACTTGGGAAGACAGAGACATTTCAGATTCCTTGGGGTTACGTAAGAGGGGAGCAATAACAAACATTGTAGTTCATGTGTCTAGTAATAGTATGAACTACAAGTCATAAGTAGAAAAGTAAGGTAAACACAACAGGTAGGTTGGGATTACTCGTCATCAAAGTCGGTCCAGATCCAGCCAATTTGATAGTCATCAAACAAAGGATCAATGCCAATGGCATCCATGACTTCGTAGATTAAACGACCTTTGCCGTTGCGCTTACCTTTGAGTATAAGATTGTCGTCAACAACGATCAAAGTGCCAGGGCAAATGATGTCTTTGGCGGCAAACAGTTCCTTTAGGTGGTGGGATGCTGCTTCCCAGTCGTCTGCCCAATTAGTAATGTTGAAAGAATCTAGGTAGAGTAGGGCAACATTGCCGCTCAAGCTGGAGAGATACTCAACGGAATCTGATTGGATGATTTCTGTTTTGGAGCTGGTGTTGCTGCGGGCAAGTTTGCAGGCAACAGGATCAATATCAATTGAAATCAGGTGGCCTCCATTGTGTTGGATGTAGTTGTCAAAGAGAAGGGTTGAGCAACCATCGCCCGTGTAGTTGTCCTGTTCTCGGTAAGTACCTGTCTCAACAATGATGGGATGATTGGTGGAATCTAGAAACTTAAAGATTTGATCAAAGGTCTTTTCTCGGGCACCAAGGCGTCCTTTAATCCCTTCGTAGTATTCAGTCCAACCGCTCATGGTGTGTGCTATAAATCAATCCGAGTATAGGTGATTTCTTTTGACTGGAGTTCCTTCTCTTTTTCTTCAGCTTCAATAGTTTCTACATCTTCTACCACAGGCCACTCCTCAATGTCGTAATAGAACCTTGTCAAATTACAAGACACCGATGAGACTCCAGATGGATTGTTTGTGGAACAGCTCCCAGTACATGATGAACATGACCGCAAGCATGGCGACTCTTCCATTCCAGCGCTCTGCAAACCACATATAGTCATTTGGATGTGTTGGAATCTTGAATAAGTTTAGGTCTGGGCAATACTCGTTAATCATTTCTTTGGCTAACCAGGCAAGGCACATAGCCATTCCTTGGATGAAAAGCAACGTCTTCATGAATCCGTTCATTGTCTTGCCAGGAGTTCGCGGATGAAAATGAAGGCATCAATGCCTGTGATTAGGAGGATAGCACCCAAGATGCTGGCAATGGCATAGACAAAACCATTCATCGCAAAAAGGAAAATACCTGGTACATTGAGGTTAATATACAAAACCTCAGATGGTTGCTAAAGTAGACATATCCAAACCTTGGATTCAAGTCCAGGATAAGCAGCCAGATATAATGCGGAACCTTAATAAGGCCGCAACTAGGGTTTCAATCAATGGTAGGCGGCATTACAGCACTCCGCTACCCGTTAACTTTGCTCCCTCAGTTACCACAATATTAAGTGAGACTGCATCTGAGGCAAACAAACGTAAGCTGGAGATGTGGTCAAAAGCAAATCCAGGTGTTAAGGAGGCTGCTGCTGAGCGTGGAACAGCTATCCACTATGGCATGGAGCAGTATCTCAAAGGGAATAAGGAGCCCAGTATTCCGGAAGAGTATCAAGATTTTTGGTGTGGTATGCCGCCAATCTTGGATCAGTTCCAGGAGGTCTTATGGGCTGAAACTCCAGTGGATCCTAAGTTTGATTTTACTGTTGGTGCTGATGACGTGGCTCGTGTGTGGGGTTGCGATGCTGACGGGAGGGCATGGGCTGGTGCTCCCGATATTATTGGCGTGGTTAATAATAAGCTCACTCTTGCTGACTTGAAAACCAGTGTCAAGCCTTATAGCCGCAACTGGCCTAAAGACTTAGAGAAAGGCTCAGTTGAATGGCGTGATTTACTGGGTGGTCATATGAAGTTTAAAAAAACCTGTAAGCAGTTAGCTGCGTATGACATTGCAATTGAACAGACTCTTGGGATGACAGTACAACAAGCAGCAATTTTGGTATCAACGCCAACACGTACACAGGTATTTAAGATTTCCAGGAATTTCTTGAATATGTTAAGGGAAGATTGGTATAAGATTCTTGAGTCTTACTATAATCAAGTAGAAGAGTTTGGGGAGTCAGACCCAGATCTGATTTGAATTATGGATGGCGCCCCAGATGAACAACTTGAGAAATTGAGAATGGCTTGGAATCCAGAAGATCCGATTGAGAAACAAAAGCGTATCGCGTGGGCGGTGGCAACATCAACAGCTATTGAGACCAGGGAGGATCCTGTGCTGATTTATGAAAGGTTGATGAAACAACCAGTGTTAATGGGCGTCTCACTTAGTGACGCAGATAAGACATAAAGATTTCAACTTTTTATCCCGGCCTTTTGGATTCCCGGAAGTAGGATAAATAGACATCCAAAACCACACCTCCGTCATGGACATTCATCATGTCTTTGTCGGTGAGTGGATGAATACGCTCCAATGCCTCATGTCTAATGCGGCAGATGGGGATGTTTTTTGTCTACCCACACCGATGCATCTTCATGCTTTCCTTCTTGTTAAGGAGAATTTTCCTGAACGAGACTTTAAAGTAGAAGTGCTCCAGGGGGATTGCTGATGTCTAGTACGCAGAAACTGTCGCTGTCGCCAGGAGAGATTCGCCTTGACTATATTCCCATTGAATGGCCGCTTACACCGCTGGGTGGCAACAAGGATCCCTACATCGTTGGTTGGCAGAATCAACCATTTACGGTACGTGAAATTGAGGAAGAAATTATTAGTGGAAAATGCAAAGCTGTTGGCTTGCATTCTGGTCCTGTTTACAACTATCCATATGGTCTTATCTGGGTCGACGTGGATGGACCAACGGTTTATGAACTGGTCAAGCAGCTTTCAAACCTTGAATTTTCTGATGCACTCCCCAGTACCTTAACCATTCTCAGTGGCAAGGAAGGGAGAGAGCGTAAGTTATACAAGATTGATCGGGAAAAACACAAGCATCTTGTAAGGAACAAGTACACCTGGACTGCAGGTGGCAATAAAGAAAAGCTTGAGATTCTTTGGCGTCGGCACCAAGGTGTGCTAATGGGGTTGCATCCGGATACGGATGGTTACTACACGGCACAAGATCAAGGGTTTGAGTGGATCCAGCAGTTGCCTGAATTTCCGGATTGGTTGCTGAATCAGATCATCAATAAGAATGTCAAGCAAGGGGTACCTGCTCGGCAAACAACACGGGTTGTTGGTCCAGGGTTTGTGGTTAATGCTCAGATCGATTTAGATCGTGACATTAAAAAGGCAGCAGAGGCAATGTGGAAATTACCTCAAGCTGCCGTAGATGATTACGACATCTGGATTGCTATTGGTCAGTCGCTCCATTCATTGGATGAATCCCTGCTAGAGCAATGGGATGAATGGTCTAAGCAATCAGATAAGTATAGAGAAGGTGAATGCCACAGGCGCTGGCTTTCGTTTACTAAAGGTGGTGGCAGAGGCATCGGTACTATTCTGCATATTGCTCAGGAGAATGGTGTCCGACTCTCTGATGATTCCCGTGTACTTCCTGTTGATGATGCGCTGTTAGATCACCAGGCACAACTCCTTTCTCAATATGAAGGTGAATCCATGGAAGCTGTTCATGTTTCTGAAGTCCTTGCTCCCAATTTGGGACAGACGTTTGCCGAAGCGCCGCATCAGCAGAAGCGTGCAAAGCGCAAGCAAGGAGACAAGGAAACAAGACAAGGGAACTATTCATGCAATCAGATTGCTGACAGAGTCATGCAAGAGTTTAAGGGGGATGTGGTCTACAGTCAAGCTCGTGATTCCTTCTTTTACTACGGACGTAAGTCAAAAGGTGTTTGGTCCCAGCTGTCTGATACAGAAATTAAGGGGGCCATTAAGGAAGTTGTGGATCGCGTCAGTGGAGAAATGTTGCCTAGTGGATATGGTATTAACTTGATTAATAATCTTACGGAGCTAATTAAGATTGAGCTGTGCTCAGATGAGTGGTACGAAAGTAATGATCTGCTGTTGTTTACGAATGGTGTGTTGAATGTGGCAACAAGGCAACTGATGCCTTTTGATCGGGAGCTGCGCATGACACAGCAACTGCCATATGACTATGACGCAGGTGCTACTTGTGAGCCAATCATTAAGTGGCTGAAGAATGCACAGGAAAATAACTGGGGTAGGGTCCAGGTGCTTAGGGCTTGGTTACGTGCAGTGCTGTTGAGTCACTCTGATATTCAAAAGTTTGTTGAGATTGTGGGACCTGGTAAGTCTGGTAAGTCCACATATTCAAATTTGGCGCATGCACTGGTTGGTGATGACAATGCCATGATCTCGTCATTGGAGCATCTTGAAAAGAATAGGTTTGAGACGGCAAACCTCTATAAGAAAAAGCTGTTGCTCTTCAATGATGTTGAACGGTATGGTGGATCTGTCTCCGTGCTCAAGGCTATTACTGGTCGTGACCTGATCCGTAATGAACGTAAGTTTCAAGCTGGGTCCCAGAAGCCGTTTAAGTTCAATGGCCTGGTTATGATCACGGCTAATGAACCCATCCAAACTACTGATCCGACTTCTGGTCTGGCTCGTCGTCGGCTCACCATTCCTTTTGACAAGCCTTTTACTGGCAATTCTGCAGAACAACGCACACTTATTGATATGGACGATAACGGTCGTCCTTTCGGTGAGTTTGCTGCTCTCATTCCAGGGCTTGTGAATTGGGTGCTGGATATGTCAGAAGAAGAGATGAGGGAATATCTGATGGAAACAAATAATAAGGTTGACTTCTTTGCTAAGCACCACAGGGATCAGATCCTTAAATCCAATCAGATCATGGATTGGATGGAGCATTGTGTGGTGTTTGATCCAGGGGTGTCAACGGCAGTGGGCTTGGCTAAGCGGGCAACGGGTGGTGCATCTAATGTGTACGCAGGCTGGGATACAATGCTCTACGCCAGCTACTGCGAGTTTGCCTGTGCTTCCAATAGCAACATCTTGGGTAGGACTCGTTTTGAGACTCTGTTAATGGATGTGTGTATCCACCAGCTGGGGCTGAACGTCTACAAATTCAAGAACAGGAAAGGTATGCGTGCTGTCAACATTGCATGTCGTGCTTCTGATCAGAAGTACACAAGCTTTCCTTCCATTGTGGAAGTGGGCTTGAATAAAGAAGAGTGGAGAGTTTACTACGGAAATGTACTGGATAAGCAGATGGATGAGAAAATAGAATCTGCAGAGGAAATCCAGTGAGCAATGGTAAGCACTTAATCCTAGATCTTTATGGCTGTGATCCAGAGCTGTTGAATAACTATGAGATGTTGGAAGAGTGGTTGCAAACCGCTCTTCTGATGGCTAAGGCTACGATCTTGCGCATTATTGGTGAGAAGTTTAAGCCGCAAGGAGTTACGTTACTTGCGTTGTTGGCTGAATCGCATGCCTCTGTGCATACGTGGCCTGAGATGGAATACTGTGCAATTGATCTCTATACGTGTGGTGCCACGACTGATGGGAAGAAGGCAGCTGATTTTTTGAAATACAAGTTAAAAGCTCAACTATCAGAAGAACGTGAGCTTATTAGGTCTGTTACACCTGTTATCGGTGGTCAATCAACTGATCAATAGCTAAATTGTGTATAGTTAATCGGAAAGAATCCGATTTTGTATGGATAAAAAACCTAAGCTGCTGTGGGCAGGTGACATTGTTGCCATGACCGGCTTTGCTCGTGTCACAGAAAATGTCTTGGAACGCATCTGTGACAACTTTGAAGTCGTTGTCCTGGGCCACAACTATTGGGGTGATCCGCATCCCCTCTGTCAGAAGTACAAGATCTATCCGTCTTCTAATCGATTCCAGCAGGCTCCCTTTGGGGAAGAACGCATTCGTGAAATTGTTGAGAAAGAAGAGCCGGATATTGTCTTTACCATTAATGACATGTGGATCATTAATGAACAGTACAGGCGTATTGAGGATTTGCACCAGCAGAAGAAGTTTAAGTTTGTGGGTTATGCGCCCATGGATTCTTACAACTGGCTGGGGTGTTTGGATGAGACGGCTAACAAATGGGATGCTGTCATCTCTTATACGGAATTTGGTGCTCACGAATTTATTAAGGGTGGTATCCAGAAGCCTGTTGCTGTCATTCCACATGGTGTGACAAAGGGTCAGTTCTATCCCATGGATAAGAAAGCTGCACGTAAACGCTTAAATCTTTCTGAAGATTCGTTTATTGTGTTCAATGGGAACCGCAATCAATTCCGTAAACGCATTGATATTACGGTTGAAGCCTTTGCCAAGTTTGCCAAGGACAAGCCTGATGCAATGCTTTACCTTCACATGGGCCTTAAGGACCAAGGTTGGGATGTAATGCCTCTCTTTGCCAGGGAGATGGCTAAGCAGGGGTTGGATCCTAATGGACGCATCATCCTCACGGGGAATGGAGCAAATCCACCCAACGTGGATGTGGATAGCCTTAATGCCATCTACAACGCTGTTGATGTAGGTGTCAACACTTGCAAAGGTGAAGGTTGGGGACTTGTCAACTTTGAACATGCCGCATGTCAAGTTGCTCAGGTGGTGCCAGCACATACGTCCTGTAAAGAGATCTTTGAGGGCTACGGACGCCTCATCCGCTGCGATCACGTCGATGTGGACACCAACTACTGCCGTGAGCTTCCCTGCCCTTCTGCCGATCACCTGGCGGAGATTCTGACGGATCTGTATGAGAACCGTTCCAAGTTGGAAGCTACTGCTGAGTTGTGTTACATGCGGGCGACAGATCCTCAGTTTGATTGGGAGACTATTGCGTCTCAGTTTGGTGGCATCTTTGAGGACGTGATGAATGAGGTTGATCACTCCGTTGATGAGGAGCCTAAGGAGGAGAAGCGAAAGAAAAAAGGTAAGAAGAGGAAGCTGCAGTTGAACTGAGTATCCTATCTCCGTGGGAGTGACCCCTCTGTGCTGAAGAGCAGAGGGGTTTTTCTTTGGGAAGTTAGTCTCAATGTGAGAATTAAGTGGGAGTGTGTACCAGGGATTGGGTGTGGTTGTGGCCTGTGGGATACAGATAGTTTGTGGTGATACGGAATGTGGGGTGAGAGGAGGTGTTGGGTGCACTAAAAATTATGCATGGAGTAGAAATCTCTTAATTCTGGCTAGGACGACACCTCCATGGGCAATTAAGACGACACCTCCATTAGGTAAAACTGTCCTGTTGAATCCTGCCTGGAGCCTTAAGAGAAAAGGTGTGTCATCTTAAGAAGGGGATGATACTCGTGGTACGGGGGTGCGGGGGTACGCACTGATGACGGCAAAACGCATTAATCACTACTCATGGAGGTGTCGTTTAAAATATTCATGGACATGTCGTTCTAGCTCTAATTAAGAGATTTCTATTCCATGCGCAATTTTTGATGCACATACCTCCTCCCCTTGTCCTATAAGACTCAAATTGAGCATGGATAACGGGTAAAAACCCCTGGTACTCTTTTTCTTGGAATTCCTCTTGCAGTAATGTCCAGCGGTTACAAGCCGATGCCGCCCCTCTGGCGCCTGTGTGAGCTCTTTGTTCTCTCTGATGACCATCCATCAGGCTTGGCCTGGGCGGTCCACAAGGCTGGCTACAAGCCAGGGGAGCAAGCTGGTCGCTTGAACACAGCGTCAAACTTTTACGATGTCTGTATTGATGGCGTAATATTCAAGGCTCATCGGATCGTGTACTACTTACGTACTGGACAAAGCCCAGATGGCCACGCTGTTACACATCACTACAGCAATAAAACCAAAGACAACCGGGAGCAACTCATTGCAACCCGTAGGTCCAAACAAAAGAAATCACAATCTTTTCAGGAGGCAAGCTGGTGACCATCTTCCGTTACGTACCAAGCATTGATCATCTGAGTGATGATGAGCTGGCAACACATGGTTTTTATCGCGGCTTCCAGTGCCCCCATAATCACTACATCAGAGACGCAAAAGAGAATTGGTGCTACCACTGCTCTTTCAAGATTGTATCTAATCGCTGCGGTTTTGACATTAACTACATCCATCCCACATACAAGCTGAAATACGACAAGTTATGGCGCAAAATCAAACGTGGTGAGCCAGATGACTGTTGGCCTATTGAATTCAATTCCAACGCACATAATCCCAAAAGGATGTGTTTTCCTTCCTATCGCTCAACATATGCCAAACAGCTATCTGACAACATGACACTACAAAAAATAATCTATATGTGTGCCTGGGGCGACATCGGCTCCTTGCTTGTCACCAGGATTTGTAAAGATCCCTGGTGCGGCAACCCCTTACATATGGTTTCTATATTCAATCCCAAGTATCCACCGCAGTCCATTTATCCATTGGAACTTGAGTATGACAATGCCAAGCTGATGGTTATGGCAAAGGCTAGGGCTATTGGCAGAGAGACTGACCTTACCCGTTCCTTACATAAAACAACCATCAGTCATCCTATTACCATGAAAGATGCCCAAGCTTATGATGAGATAGGGTAACAGCCAACAATACAATGTCCAGAAGCCAGCTCGCGCAGCGGCAGCGTACACAAGATAACCCATTAAACCTTGGTACCTTTAGCCAAACATCTTTGCGTTGTCTCCGTGGCACCTTAGGTCCACAGAATAAAGTTGTTGGTTATCGTGATACAAGCCAAAGTTCCAATGGTGGATTTGGTGGCGGCGCATATAACCACTGGTTTAAAGTAACTATTACAAAGAATGCATGGTTGATATTGGTTAAAGGCGAACCTAGGCCAAGCTATATTCAGTTATCTGCTTATGAATCAAACGCTAATCCAATTGAAGGTAGAAGTATTTTTCAAGCTGATAGCGTATCTTTTACGGCAGAAGGAGAAACCTACTATCCATACGTTGGGCATGTAATGAATGCTCAATCAGATCTTTATAACACATTTAACTTTTATCGTTTTGATAAAGGAGATGAAAGATATTATGCATTATCTCCTGGCTCTTATTTATTTTGTGTATCAACTACGCGCAATGAACCCTTAGATTATCAAGTTGGCTTGGTTATTGAGGTACAAGATATTGAGCCTAAGCTTCTACTTGAGACAGGAGCTAGAAATTACTTTGTTTGTGAGAATGCTCTTAGTTTAAATAACACACTTGTAATTGGCCCCATATTTACTTCTAATTACACATTGCCTAGTGGTTTTAATGCCTATACCAATATTTTGGCTACTGTTCAATCAGGAGTTACCGTAACCATACCCAATGGTTCTTCTTGGTTTCTTGACACAAATACAGTAGAAGCTAATGAAGATTTCATATTGCTTGACTTAGCAGAGGACTATACTGGAGAAGATCAGCACACACACTCTTTATCTGAATGGCGGGACGCTTGGCAACGAGACCATCAAGATACCGATCGTTTTCCAGATTTGTTTATCCCTTACACAACAACGTCATGACTAAGCTAACAAGTGTATTTGCATTGATCAGCTTTTTCAGCAAACCAACTAAAGGCCCATTGTTACCAAAGACGACTACTCAGCTGTTTAGTGAGTATTGCAAAAACAATCCATCTGCTGCCTCGTGTAAAGTCTTTGACTGTTGATGCGCATATCTAGAAGAAAAAAAGTAACAACCATTTACTTACCAGATGGTTGGATCTTTAAGATGCGGCTGGCACCTTACATCAGAACCAAAGGATCTTGTGTGTGGCTTGCAAGCCTTGCTGTAGCCAAATCCAATAGACAAATCAATGATTGGCTGGTAAAACGCAAAAAACAATCAACAACAAAATTAAGTCAGCAATTAACAGGTCAATTTGGTCCACGCATTCAAGCCTTAGCTATTCGTCAGGTTAGGCAATGGGTGATTGATTTGCCACCAGGTGATTCAATTGCATTGCGCTGTGAATCTGCATTACCTGATAAGCAATATCAAGTATGGAAAAAATGGTTTGCTAATCATGAATCAAGTCAATGGGTAGCACAAGATAAATACCGTTCTTTCTGGTATTACAAGCCAAAGTATGTAGAATAAAAGAAATGGATTATTGCCATGCATCGCCTCAATGATTATCTGGAAGTAGCACTTGCTATTCATGCAGCCTGTTCTGCTATCTGCGCATTGACCCCAACACCTAAAGACGATACGGTTGTACGTAAAGCCTATCGTTTAATTGAGATTGCAGGTCTTGTGATTGGCCGCGCAAAACAACGCTGATTAATCAGGTAAAGCCTGAAACCAGAACACGCATCCTGCCTGTTTTTCAACCCAATCCCTAGTTGCGTAAGCTTGTTCTTTGGACATGGTTACGCACTTTTTTTCATCGCCTACTTGCCAGCAGATATTTACCCGTATATACGGTTCTTTATACTTTTTCACTTTGTCACCAGTATTGCCCAGCCTGTGTTCTGTCCGTCACATTCCCAACGCCTTAACCAATTCTTTTTACTGTACTTAACGGCAGTTCCAGCTTTTCGGTCATGGCTGGTGTAGTCGCCATTGACAATATCAGCTTCTCCGTTGGGGTCATGGAATACAAATGCATCAGGTGTGAAGCCAATGCAGCATGTCCAATGTCCTCCTCCAGTTGGATAGCTTACTGTGCCTTTATGTAACCAGCCAACTGCTACAGGTCTGCCATTACGGATTTCGTTTTCTAGTAAAGCACTATTGCCATTCGTGATGAACTTGGCATTTAACCCTAGCTCTTTTAATGCTTTTAGTTGTGCATTTCTATCTGTTGTATCTCCATACTTAGAACGTATTTTATTGTATTCATCATCGTTATTAATTTTGCCATAGTAACGTGCAATCATTGCACAACTAGAAGAGAAACATTCCCTATACCCAGTGCCAGATTGGTTATCTAGTTGGTATTCATACGGCACAGTTAGTATTTTTTCCGTCTGTACTACATTGTCTTGTTTGTCTTCATTTCCTAATTGTTGGCCCATGATCTCAATCAGCTTATCGCTGTAATTAGGATCAGTGGCATATCCTTCCTTCACAAGGAGACGTGCGCAATCATACCGACTAGCAGCTCTATTAACCCCCTGGTACCTACTGTAGTCTTTGTACCAACGATCAACAAGATAACAAACACATGTAAAAAGATCCGGGAAGTTAATAAATCCTGCAGTGATTGTTACCCATTTACCGTTAATAAATTCTTGTGTATTGACATTGGTCCCATTGCCTTTGAGGCCAAAGTAGTTATGTGTACCAGAAGTGTGTCTACCCCAGGCCGATTCAAGAGCCCATTGAGCTGCTACACATTCTGGGTATCTAGCACCAGCTGCTTTAGCTGCTGCCATAACACCCGCCCAATCATTGGTGTAAATAGTGGCTTTCTCTTCTGTTCTAAATTTAGATGCAAAAATCTCCAGGGTCTCAGTAGATAGAGTACCCTGGAGCCACTCAAGAGCTTCTTTCTGATGCTTGAGTCCTTTGTAGTTAATAGCTACATCAACCAGATTAATTGTCATCGACCTAAAGCTTATATGTCTACTTTAGATCTGGTTAGTTTCAGGCACAAAGTCACTGGGAGAAATAGGCCATTGATTGTATTCACTACTGGTGATGTAATCAGCAAGGGCACCAGTGTCAATGGTGGCTTCAATGGCAGTCACCTTGGTACCAGCTGCCATGCGGATTGTTTCACGCCACAGCTGCCAGTCGATAGGGATCTCAGTGCCGTTGTCCACCTTGCGCACCACCATCCAGTCCGTTGGGGTTAGCAGCAGGCCAGCGGTCATTCGGGTCTGCGCAGTCCACTGCTCAACGAGCTGGGTGTGATCTTTCGGCAGTCCTGGCCCCCAGTAGAAGCGCTGGTCGTAGGGCTCAGGGTCCGGCACTTCGGTGATGCCAATGGCTTCTTTCTCTTCCAGCGTGGAGAGGCGCAGGAAGTTGGCGGGGTACTGCGTACCGTCAGGAGTGGAGAAGGCAGTGTCTGGGGCAAGGGGCTGCCCGTTGAGGAGGAACATGACGAGAAGGCGGTGTTACATGGGGCAGTGCCCTGGGTTAACGAGCGCGAGCGATTGAGAATGGGTTTTCGGCAAAAGCGGCGTAAACAAATGTCGCCGAACTACCGTTGGCGCTTGATGAGACGTTTCTGAGCTTGAACCCATTGCTTGTAAAATCCATTGTTGGCTGGTTCTGATTTTCTGGGTTAGATGTATTTGCTTGGATGTCCGTAAACACGGCGTTATATGTGTCTCGCGCTGCGTCAACAATCAGCCAGTTGGTGCCTGCTGTCGTTGAGCTTTTGATCATCACCCACCTCGGCCTAAACCCCGTATAAACAAACGGCCCATCTGTGCTGCCGTTGCCGGTGTAGCTGCCGAAGCTAGAGTACCCGGCTACTGGGGCGAAACAGTAGGCGACGAGTTTATTCCCGCTGGTGTTAGTCCGTGAGCTTGTTCCAATGCTGAAAACAGTTGACGTGGGAGAAGTATTGTTCCAAGCTGTGCTGTCTGTAGCTTCGCCATCCGTTCCGGTTGTTGTTTGAAACAGTTTTAAGTATTTAGTGTTGCCGAGTGAAGCATGATAAACAGCGCCGCCATTGCTTCCACTGTCGCGGTCTTTTACCAAAATTAAAGACGGAGCGACGCCCAGCCCGTGCCCAACCGTGGCATTAGCGCCCGTCCCCGTATAAGTAATAACACTGAACCCCGCACTAGCATTTGCCCTCACCGAGGACGTGATGCTGCCGTTGGTGTTGGTGACGGTAGATGAGCCGGCGTCCCAGCACCAGGCGGCGTAGGTATTTGGACTCTCGTTGAAATTAACGGAAGACCCAACAGCAAATCCATCTGAATTAAATGCTGTCAGAGAGTTCACGTCGGTTGATTCAGAATCTGTTCCGCTACTAACAAGAAGCTTTGTGGCACCACGAACAACATCGGCTAGTCGGTGTCCATAGGCAACGTTTCGGCATTTAACCCAAACCAAATCAGGCGAGAACCCCAGCCCCGAGATTGTCTGCGTGCTGCCATTGCCGGTGTAGAGCTTGGTGTCGAAGTAATCGCTGCCCTTGAGGATCGTCGGCGTGGGCAGGTTCTGCGTGCAGAGCGCCTTGTAGCCGCTGGGTGCGGTGTAGGCGAAAGCGCGTTGGCCGAAGTTGAAGGATGCAGCCGCGCTATTGCCTGATGTCGTTCCAAGCGCGGGGAAGTATTCAACGCCAGATGCAGCAGTTACAGGGCTAAACGAAGTTTGCGTGCCGTTCTTGTAAATCCTTAATTGATTGTTTGATGCGTCAAAAGCAAAGCCAATTACGTCATTGGTAGTTGCATACGGTTGCCCAGTAGTTGCAGTTCCGTTTAAGTTTGTTGTTCCTGCTGCAACCTCCCAGCCGAATCCATTACCAGCTCCTGGATAAGATGCTTCCGTGATAGGCGAAATGCCAGGAGTGCTATTGGCTGAACTGTTCAAAGTAACTTCCCAATACCACTTGCTAGCACTTGCTATAGGCATTGTGGCGACAATAGTTGTGTTGCCCGCTGTGGTTTGGGCGTAGTCAAGATTGCCGTTTGAAAACGTCCCTAGCGTTTGACGCTTTAGCGGGTTGAGAGTCGCATAATTCCCCCTTACCTCCCCGCCTGCGCCTGTGTCTGTGCCGTAGTTCGTGGGGCTATCTACGAGGGAGTCGTTGCCTGCACCAGCAGTGACGCTGAGGTTGGTTGGTGTCCAGTTGTTACCGTTGCCAGAAGTGTCCTTGCCCAGGGTGGTGGCGGTGTTGTTGCTGTTGTCGGCGAAGTCGAGCCTGAAGCCGTTGGTGCCGTAGGTGCCGGTGTATGCCTTGGGCTGCCAGATGCCGTTGGTGTCGGTCTCACCGAAGCTGCTGGGCGTTAGGGCTTGACCGTCGATGAAGTGGATGTCGGCGAGATAAGCCGACAGATAGGTATCCTGATCTGCTGCATAGCGACCAATGACATGCGAGGATCCACTGTTGTTGACCAGTGTTGAATAGCTGGATGATACCGTGTTACCGCTAAGAGTTTGCTGGACATTGTTCACATAAACCTTGATCCTATCTGCCGCTGTCCCTTGCGTTGTATCGACTGCAAGAACAACGTGATACCAAGCTGATGGATCTCGAAATACTGCGGCAGTATCTGCAAACTTTTGCGATGTGTCGTACCAGATAACGCGCAGTGCATCACCGCTTGGGTAGTACAGCTGAAAATAAGATGACGTTGAATCTCTGGCGCCGAACAGCCCACCCTGTGTGGCGGAAAGTGCCGCACGCTTCACCCATCCGCTCCAAGTCCACGTTGTCCTATTCCCCGCCGATGCCGGTGTGCGGCTGAGGTAGGCGCTATCTGCCGAGTTGAACCGCAGCGAACGGCTGATCTGGTACCCGCCGCCTGCTGTTGCACCTAAAAGAAGAGTATTATTTAATAAACTCATTGTACGTCTGTAATTAAACGAGCAGTAATACGGCTGGAGCTTTCAACATAATAAACCAATACAGAGACACTGCCAAGGCCAGTGCTCATTGTTGGTGTACCACCAGAAAACTTCCAGTTACTTCCGTAAGCAACTGTAGAAGCTGTAGTTCCGTTTTGCGTAATTACAATTGAACCACTTTGGCCAGCTGTTTGGTTGCTTGGATTAGCAAGTGTCACTGCTCCACCTGCTGGTAATGTAAGACTAAAGTTGTTTGCGGTGATTAAATCAAGAGTTACAGTACCACTTACACTGCCGAGTGCAGAAACCGTACCTAGACAGCTATTAAATACAGTAATGCGTCCTGAAGAATTAACAGAATATCGTGACGTTCCGTTTGTATAGAAAGAAAGTGTAGTCCATTGACTTGCATCAAGACCCCCCCATTGCAACTCAGTTCCCGTCCAACGAGCAGCGCCCCATCCTGAAATTGCTAATGCATTGACATTACTGGGTGCTGTAATGTTTAAATAGTTGACATTACCGGTGGATAAAGTTGCCGTTTGTCCTGTTAACGTAGTAAATGCACCGGCATCACCCGTGACTGTCGCACCTGATACCTGTGTAGTAAATACTCCGGATACGCCTGTTAATGTTGCAAATTTACCAGTTGTGCCAGTAACAGTAGCTCCTGATACTTGTGTAGTAAATATCCCAGATACACCTACAATGTTTCCACCTGTCACTGATGTGAAATTACCAGTATCTCCAGTTACGCTGGTACCAGAAAGACTGGTAAAAACACCTGAAACAATAGTAGCTATTCCGCCAGTTGAGGTTGTGTACTGAATTGAGTTACCGGTGATTGTCGCACCAGATAGATAGGTAGTAAAAACACCTGAGACGCCCGTAATATTTGTAAATTTTCCAGCATCACCTGTGACTGTTGCACCTGATACTTGGGTAGTAAATACACCAGATACAAAGTTAGCTGTTGTGCCAGTGACTGTTTGCCCTGATACAGTTGAACCACCTTGAATAATGTTTCCAGAAATAGTTCCAGTTACTGTTACGTTTCCAGAAATAGCATTTGCTAAACCTGAAACACTTACTGTCGCATCACTTCCGCCTTGCGTATAGGTGATGTTATCAACTTTTACGGTACCGTACGGCATGGTTTTTTCTTTTATTCTTGTATTCTACTTTAGTTATTAGGGAAGAATTGTAAGAGGTCCTTGAATTATAAAACCAGAAGTGCCTCCAGAAACAACCCCAGAACAAACAACAGCAGGTGTTGCACCAGAAGGTGTTGTGATGTTTAAAGTTGTCCCTGTTATGTTTGTAAATTGTGCCGTAGCACCTGTGATTGTATTGCCACTGATAGTACCTGGTGTAAAAATGCCGGAGACAATATAACCAGATCCAGAAACGTTTAAATCTCCCGAGATTGTAGTACCTGAAAAGCTTAAATTTGTAGCGGCAAGCGTCACAAAATTACCAAGAGTGGCATTAATTGTATTGCCTGTTACCGTAGTTCCAGAAAGACTACTGAAAACTCCGGATGTTCCTGAAATTGTGTTGCCTGTAATAGTTGCTCCACTTAAATAAGCAAAGACACCAGATGTACCAGAAATACTGCTCCCTGTTATTGAAGCTCCTGAAATTCTTTGGAAGTTACCTGTGGTTGCGTTGACTGTTGTACCCGTTAATGTTGTAACTGCGGCAGAAGAAGCGTTAAGATTTGTTGTTTGTACGTTTGTACCCGTAAGTGTTAAGCCACTGATGGTACCACTAACAATGGCATCAGTTTGAACAAGGATGCCACTAAATGTTGCGTTGGCACCAACTGTGATGCCAGTCGCAACAATTTGACCAGAAACTGTTAGGCCACTTTCAACAACAACATTACCGCTGACAGTACCTCCAGTGCGGGGTAAGTAGTAGAAATTAAGATACTGTTTTGTGCCGGATAAGGTAAGTTTTTTGTTCTTTAATGCTGGATCAACTTCGTTAAGATGCACAACCGTCAGTAGATCGACATCTTCCAGGTCAATCCCAGCTATCTCCTGTAGGTCACTGATTCTTCGGTTGGCCACTACTTATGTATACAAATACCCTTAAAACCAATTATAGTTGCAGTATACTGACAACTATTTAACTCGAACTTCAATGCGGGGAATGACATTAGACAGCCCTTGCCACAGTAGTTGGCCTCCTGTTACCAAGCCACAAGCAATGGCGAGCATCACAAGGACTTCTGCAATGGTGAGGTTACGGCGCAGGTACACGACTTGCTGTGGACGTTGCTGAGGCTGCTGGAGAGCCTGCATCTGAGCTTGTTGAATGGCTAGTTCACGAGCACGGGCCTTCATCTCAGCCAACTGCTCAGGGCTGATGGTGCCAGGAATTGGTTGGTTGCTAGGAGGAACTTGGTTTTCCATCTGAGCACTTTTGTTTTTTACACATTAGCATCTAAGCAAAGGAATTGTTGCTATGCAGTACGGATTACGGAAAGGTTTAGAAGATATTGCCAGGGAGCTAAAGGGTATTAACAATGCCCTCTCGTCGCTCTGGTCAATTCAATACGAGAAAGGCGAGATTGATGTTCTAGATCCCAGGGCCTATGCCGATGAGTACATTACGACAGAGGAATGTGCCAATCGCCTGGGAGTCAGTGACCAAACACTGCGTAACTGGATTGCAATCGGCAGGAAAACCCCAAATAAAGGCTGGGTAGAAGGCATCCACTATGTCAACATCTGCCCAGATGGTGACAAAAAGACAGTTTTCCGAATACCCTGGACTCGTCTTGTGGAATCCTTTGCCAAAAATCGCAAAGCAGTCCATGCTGATTTCTATAAATCTTGCAGCGAAGGAAAAACAGTAGAGCGTGGTGAGCCTATATGATCAAACATCGCTTTACCACTGTGGACATCGATGCCGTTACAGTCGACAACTTGGAAGAAACCTTACCACTTTCCTTGCGTCTCCAAGTAGAAATGTTTTTACCACCCAGTGGTTCGTTTGATACAGCTACCTTGCGCAGATACCTCCAAAACTTAAAAAACTATGAAGAAGAGGATGCCAACTTTGGCATGACGCTTGCCAACAGATTGCGTTTAGCTTTCAAAGATATGCAGCCAGATACAATCTGTGGTAAATTTCCGCAAGCAGAACTGTCTTTAAAGCGGAGGTTGCGTTGCGTAGCAGAATACCTTATTCGCTCCGGAGAATTTGATAAGCTACGGGATGCCAACGGTAAGCTAATCAAGAAACGCGGTGTACTAGGCAAGATGGTTGTGATGTATCTACCAACGCCTAGGATGATCGAAGCATTACAGAAACAAGGATTGACACTATGAATCGTAGGGAAAAATTAATTGCTTCTGTCATTGGTCCAGACATGGATGAGACCAAGGCCAAGATGCTTGATGGCACCATAAAGCTAGTTCTTGGTGACATGGGGCAACATTACTGCAAGATGTGGGATGCAGAAGGACCTGGCGTTATGGTGTTCCAGCCAGAAAATAAAGAACGCTCGATGTTCTTTATGACACTTAAAGAATTGCATGCGGCACAAGAAGAGTGTGAACGCAGTAATGATGGTGATATGGCAGAGACGTTTAGGCGAATCCTTGGGTCAGCACAGAAGATTGATCCTACAGAAAAAGCTGGTTATATCATCAATGATTCCCACGGGATTCGGTATTTGCAAATAGACTACAACCAGGTTGCAGACAGCTGATGGCATTACAGATCCTTCGTAAAGAAGACTTTGAATTAGTTACAAACTATGACTTAATAGCAGCAGCCAATGCGTTGATGGGAAATATTGACCTGGACCCAGCAAGCTCAGATTTTGCCAACGACTATGTTCAAGCTGAAAACTACTACACACCATCCGATGATGGTCTGAATGAACAGCAGTGGTTCGGTAACGTATATGTGTTCCCACCCAATGGTGCATACTTTTGGGATACTGTGCAATCGCGCTGGAAGATCACACGGAGTAGTGCCAGGAGTTTAACGTCTTCCCATGCGGTGTGGTTTAGACGCTTGTATCGGGAATGGATGAGTGGTCAAATTAAGCAAGGTTTGTATTTTACCAACTGTCCAGACATGATTCGTTATGAGCAGAAAATCTTTGACTTTCCCATCTGCATCTTGAAAACAAAACCTGTATTAGTCAAAAGGACAAGCGAGGAAGTTAGCAAACATACTACTGCAACATCAATGCTTGTCTACCTGCCACCCACCGATTCTGCTGGGGATGCAGTACAAAACTTTGTAGACATCTATTCTCCTAAGGGCCGAGTTCTCTGCTAAATTTTTCACAGGAACAAACAAAGAAACATGAGCGTTCTTGCTGATTGGGAGATTCTGGCGCTTGCAGAAGACGAAGAAATGATTGCACCTTTTGTTGATCATCTAGTCAGCAAGGAAGATGGACGTAAGCTTCTGAGTTATGGTCTTAGTTCCTATGGCTATGACATTCGCCTCTCTCCTAAGCAATGCTTGGTATTCGGCAAGATCCAAGCCGGGGACTGTGACCCAAAGAATTTTGATCCTGATATTTTGCGTCCTACTGAGCTTCTTGAGGATGAGCGTGGTCAATATTTCTTGCTTCCTCCGTACGGTTACTGCCTGGGCGTTGCTTATGAGCGGCTGAACTTACCACGTGATGTGACTGTTGTTGCTGTCGGCAAATCTACTTATGCCCGATCGGGAATCATGGTTAATATCACACCAGCAGAGGCCGGCTGGAAGGGACACCTGACGCTTGAGATTAGTAATTGCACCGGTCTCTTCAATCGAATCTATGCCAATGAAGGCATTACACAACTTCTGTTCTATCGTGGTAAGCCTTGTGCAGTAGATTACCAAGCCCGGAAAGGTAAGTATCAAGATCAACCATGTGAGGTTGTCTTCTCTCAGGTCTAGACAAAAGGCTTCCCAAAATTAGGAAGAGGTTTTTGGGCATAGCCTACGCTACCGGCTCTACCACCGGAATCTCCACGCGTAGGCAGCTCTACCCCATCAATACTTGCGGGCCTCCGTGGAACTTTACCTCGGATGGTTGGCTCATCAATCGCTGCAGATTGTCTGTACTTACCAGCGGTTCTAGCAGCACGCATGAACTTAGCTACACGACCTTGCTGATCGTTTACTGATTCTGCAGATTTACGACTCTCTTGCTCAATACGACGCATGTCTGTGTCGTATGCTTGCTCCGGACGCAAGTCAGATACCTCAGCCCCAGAGGTACCTGACAATTGCCGTGGATCGTAATTGGGATTAAAGATGTTAGCCATACTAATATTGTAAGAGGAATAAATCAAGCCCACTTATTGATATGCAAGGCGCTGCTGGCTTTCTCGATAGCTTTGTTCAAGATGAGTTGAAGTGTCGCTGCCTGAGCGAAGACGACTTTGGTGCATCGATTGATAATGCAAACAATGACGTACCCCTGTATGATCAGTACAACCGTGGTTTAGCCGCATGCGAGCAAGGTCTGGAGAGGAACCCATTGCATCTCGAGGGTCAACGGCCCGGAATGACGGGTTACATTCCGTCGATGGAGGAAGCTTTATCCCAGTATCCAGCATCTTCCCCGAAGCCAAAAGCCCTGGTGATGGAGCTGGAGGGACCAACGGAGGAGATGCTGGAGCAGTCCAGAAAACGACGTGGTTTGATCCGGTGAAGCCTGGGGAAGGCCCCAGTGATCAACCTGTTGTGAGTGAGTGCAAGGACGGTGTTTGCCCCGTACCGTGGCTGACAACTGCTCCTGCTGTGGTTCCAGTGAATGATGTGGTTAATCATCCTGACCACTACACAATGTCTTCTATTGAATGCATTGAAGCCATTGAAGCCCAGCTGACACCCGATGAATACCGTGGCTACCTAAAAGGAAACATTGCCAAATATGTATGGCGTGAACGTCATAAAGGCCGTACTGAGTCACTGAAAAAAGCGGCCTGGTATCTAGACCGCCTGATTAAATTTGACGAAGCCTACTAGAAAGGCTGAAGTCTATCTTCATCATCTTCATCTTCATCCTCGTCGTATTCTGCCATGCAGGATGCGGCGAGTTCTGCTAGTTCAATATCTGTTGGAATATCAAAATCAAGTTCGATTTCTTCGTCAGCCATCAGTGATTTGACTGCATACCACTCCATCAACCGCTGGTGGTACAGACTTAACAATGCATAACGGAGTTCATCCCAGGTCATGTCCTGAGCTGCAATCTCTGCTTTACGCATCGAGAATTGCAGTTCTAGTGGAAGTTCAAATTCACGTGGTTCAACTGAACGCTCCATTCCACTCTGCATTCTTCAGATGCGATTATTCTAAGTCTAGCGGTCAAACATCACATCTGTACAGGGAAGGGAAAATAGCTCATCAAGGTCCAAAGCATCTGACCCGTCCCAGGTTGTTTTGCATTTAAAACCGTTGGCAAACTCTGCCAGGATGTAAGGATTGAGTTCTTGCTCCAGCCTACGGATGGCATAGACCTGTTCCAGGGATGCTTCATAGTTACGGAAAGCAGTCAACAGGATGTCAGTCGACGGCCATGCCTCTATGCCTGGCACCTCAAAAAGGAATAGACGAATTTCTTCTCGTCGCCTGTTGATCAAACCACCAAGCACTTCATGGTGTTCATTAAAGATCCACTGACTAATTTCCTGTGTGGCACCACGGTAATCTTCTTGTTCAATGCAATCGATGATGGAGCTGTAAAGGAAGGGCTCCCAGCCAATCGAATGTGCAAATGAAATAAGGGCCTGATGCATATGAGCATCAAGCCCTAGGTTGAGCTTTTGCAATTCAATGTCAATGACATTGATTTCATGGAAGAGATACTCCAGTGCTTTTTCAGAACTACAGAGCTGTCCTTTTTTTACTGGAGAACCATCTGGGTAATACTGAGTGCCATAACCAATGGTATAAGGCTCAGCATTAGTAGCTGGATCACCATATGCCTTTTCACTAAACCCTTCGTATTTACGAATCAGGTTAATGGCATGCGTGAAATCAGCCATGGAGATAACAAATAATTATCTCCAATATACACAGTTTTTACTTGCCTTGCCCCCTTAATTGTTTACGTCCGTGGTTAGGAAGTGAATTCCTTCCTTGACCCTGCCTAGTGCGCTTTGGCTTTGGTTCAATGCGAATTGTTGTTGACTTAGGTTTTGCCATGAGTAAATAGCAACGTCACCATTTTACGCGGTCCGCCCAGTATGCGGCAGACATCTTACCTTTCTTAATGTTCGCAGCATGACGTGCCTTAAAGCTTTCTCGCCGTTTGCGGTAAGCCTCAGACTCTCCTTCTTTCCTGGGACTACCTTGAACTCCTTGCTGACCAAAGTGAATGATCTTTTCTTGCCCACCTTCACAAGCTTTGACTACATGGCTTTTGGTTGGATGGTTTGGTGTTCGTTGTGGCTTATTGCAAGCCATTTCACTTTTCTTGTAACTCTTTGCAGCAGCTGCTGCTTTACGGTGTTTGTCAGACATCAGAATCCTTTAAACATAGAAGTAAATTCACCCAGGATTTGTTCACCTGTTTTTGTTTTATACGTAGGCTCTTCTTCATCTGATCCTAAGTCAAAGAAGCTTTCTTTTTTGGTTTCCTCTTCTTCTTCTTTGTTTTCTGAAAAGAATTTTTCAATTGTGCTTAAAGACTCAAATGGATCTTTAAGGTTTAAATCCACCGTTTTTAACGGTGAATCAACGCCTGCTTTCGTAAGCAAAATTTGTTCAGACCTATCTGTATCTGGGAAAAACTTTTCGTAAAACTCATCTTCTGTACCTTGGTATCCAGCCGATTGAAATACTTTGTACAGTTCTGTATCTGCTTTTGGTTGTGTATCTTTAAAATCTTCTGGACGTTCAATATAGGTAATACCAAGCTTTTCTTGCGTTGGCCTTTGTCTTTTCTCGTTTAAGTATTTAATCTGCTCTCGTATGTCTTGTGCGGTACCAGTGCGCAGTGTTTCAATAATGTACTCGCGCAGCTCTTCAAGATCGCCTTTAAAATCTGTTAGACCATACTTTTCTAATACTTCTTTCCAGGTTGTTTTATCATTTGGATCAAGTCCTTTTAGCATTTCATCGGCAAATTCTTCTGGAAGAATAAATTGACCAAAAACAGTTCCTTGTTTTAAGGCCTCTTCTTTTAATGCTGGCAAAATGTTGTTATAGATTTCGTCTTGTACAGCTCCTGCATTAAGAATATCTTTTGCAGCATCAAAACCTTTTCCTTGCCCCTTTACTTGAAAATGTACACGCGCAAAACCTGCACGATCATTGACATCAATACCATATCGATATGCTTGTTCTGCCCAGTATGGATCTCCATTCTTGGCTGCTTCCCAATCATCAGCAACAATTGAAGCCTGTGCTGCATAATCAGACGCTCGTGCTTTGTTGCCTATAGGATTAAAGTAAAACTCCGGATCAAAATAACGATCATTTGCTTGTGATATTTCATTAAGGTATTGACTAGCACGTAAATCTGCTACCAACTTAACTGCATTAACCATATCTTGTGTCTGGAATGGGTTCTGCTCTTCTTGTCTAATATCTAAATACTCAACAAATTCATCCATGGAACGAGAAGTATTAAACCTAGGAATCAGATATTGATCGATAAAATTTCGTGCAAACTCTGCTTGCACTTTAATTGTGTTATTTGTTTCTGCAGTTGAATATCCAAGTTCAAGATCTTTTTCATATCGTTTTTTTAATTCGTTATCAAACCATTGCTGCCAATTGTACGTGGCGTTATTTCTAACCCCAGTAATGTTTTGCAAGCTTTTCTCAAGTGATTCTTCTGCTTTGCTTCCTGACATGAAAGAAAGCATGCCACCAACACCAGAATCACCTAAGATGCTATTAGTTAATTCTTTATTGATATCAGAAATTTCAGCAAAGGAGCCCAATCCTCTGATTAAACTTATATTTCCTTCTTTTACTTTTGCTTTCTTCATTTCCTCAATAGTATCTTTTAATACGTTTTGAGTAAGTGCTCCAAAGCGTTTGACATCGACTGTTGTTTTTTCACCAACAGCCTGATTAAGTGCATCTTCTAATTCTGTGACACCATACCCCATGTTTGTGTTGTATAGAAATGACAGTTGCTTATCTTCAGGTCTTTCAGATAACCGGAATAAAGCGGCAAACTCATCTGGTTTATTTACATCTAAGTATTTTTCTTTCGCCATTTTGTCCCAATAGGGATCATCTTTCTTTGCTTTTTCCCACTCAGCGGCAATTTCAGGAACGTTTAAAAGTCTTTCTGTTTGCGTGTCTAAGTTAATTCCTAGTTGTAAGTTTCTTACGTTTTGAATATCTTGATCAGTAGGTTTTTTTTCAATATATGTGTTTGCTTGTTTTGTTATTTCCGGAGCATTTCCTCTTAACCCGGCTGCTTTCCCTTGCGTGGTGTAATGCTGCAAATAAAAACCATTCTCCCCATACCTTTGCGTTACGTCTATATCATCATTAGCAATTGCTTGTTCCCAGCGTTGTGCAACCTCTGGGTATTGTTTTTTGTAGTACGCAGGATCAAAATCTCCATAAGGCGGTTTGGCACCTAAAGATGGGTCCCACTCCTGGAGTTTTTCTGTTATGTAAAAAGCTTTAAAGTAATCTTCTAAAGTATTTCTTAAACCACTATCAATTCCTTGTAGACCACGAATAACTTCACGTCTATTTACATAGTCTCCACCAGATGTTGTTTTTGCAACAGTAACGGTTGTATCATAAGCTTGATTTTTTGCTGTATTTGAAGTGTTTAAAGCATTGTTTTCTTGGTTTGTCCTTGAGTTTTGATCGTTTATCATGCGGTTAGTAGCGTTGTTAGGGTCTTCTACCCATTTAAATTTCTCTACAGCTCTACAAGTATTCCACCAATCTCTTCGTTGCCAAGGCTTTGCATCGCAGACAGTATCAAAACCATCTGAAACTTTAATCTGATTATTCGTTGGTAAATTAGTTGGAAGATTAGTTGGATAGTCAGTTTTTTCATAGCTGACATCCCACTTTCTTGTGGATGGATTATAAGAGATTCCCATATTACACCGCCAGCTTTAGATCTTGTACGTGGTAAGCAAATACATCAATGGGTTCTTTTTTAACCCAAGCACTGATTCTATCCATTCTAGCCTGTGAAAAGAAGTCTTGTTTCTGGTACCAGTCAGTGATCAAGCTGCTGGCCTTTGATGTGTTGCACCTGCGGCACGCAGGAATCAGATTATTGCGATTGCTGGAGCCAGAACGAAAGCGTGGGATGATGTGGTCTAGGGAGGTCGCATCGTCTCCGCAGTAACCGCACTTGCAGTCCCAGGCATCGTATATGGATTGTCGATAACGTTTCTTTGCAAGCTTTGGAGTTAATTCAATGAGCAGGGCTAGTGGTTCCTGTTCACTGTTGAACATACTCTTTAGTTGCCGTTACCTTATTTTACTTTCGTTCCATGTGTAAACAAACACAAAGCAGAGATTAAATAAGACTAAAGAAGCATGACACTATGTTTTGATTCGTTAGTCTTTATTGGTAAGCGTTGAGACGCAATGAGCACAAGCACCAGCTGGGTCTCTGCCCAGAAAGCACAGGAGCTTCTGGGCATCGACAAGAAGACGTTGTTCCGCTACCGGGATGACGGTACGCTCAAGCTTGGCCCTCATTATGCGGCATTTGCTGAGACACGCTCCCGCGACAGCTTCCGTTGGAATGTGACAGCAGTCAGGAAACAGCTGCAAAAGAAGGGACTTCTTTCTTCTGTTTCAATGTCTTGTAATAGTTCTTGCGTAAGCGATGAGCAAGGACAAGATCAGTGACATTCAACTTGATCCTTTGATGAGCCATTGCCTGGTACAGATCTGCGCAAATACCATCAAAACTCTTTGAGCTCCAGAACCACTGGGGCTCTTTTTCTTTAAGTTGAAAAAGCAGCATCCATTGTGGATGGATGGGTTGAATAGGTTTTTTCCTGTTATGAAAAACAATGCTATCACCTTCCCAATGCCAGCCATGGGTACGGAAGTGCTCAGCAGTAACACCAAATGTTGCTACCATGCCATAAAGCCATGCAACATCCTTAAGGCTGCGCTTGGAAGCTAGTTGGAAATACTCATCAACGATGCGTTGATCAACAGGAGGAGAGTGCGTCATGGTTGAGCTGGCGCAAAGTGCCCTCACCATAAAAGGAAAGCTATCGGCCCGTGGTCCTAGTTAAGAGTTTCCTAACAATTCTCTACAGGCATGACATAAGTATACCTTATTAAACACGCATTAAGACTCAGCTGGTGTTATACCACTTGCATAGGCAGCCCAAGCAAGTCCTACAGCTTCGATAGTAGATGTCT